CCAAGTTCTTGAAATAATGTTTTACCAGCTTGGACTAACTGCTTCGCGCCGACCGTACCCATAACAACCTCTGGCGCATATTGACCCGCTGTTTGATATCCTGGGGCAAACTCACCAGCCCTTGAAACATTTGGAGTAAACTTTTGTAGTCCAGCTTCTGCTAATTGGCCTGCTGCAACTGATCCCCCAATTCCTCCAACAACAGCACCAATCGGTCCGCCAACAGCAAGCCCTCCTAACCCACCAGCAATTCCTCCCATAACTGAAGCTGATCCCTTGACCAGACCAGCAGCACCAGCCGCAACTTTTACATTGGTCGGAACATCAACGGCCTGCGTGCTTACGAAATCATCAATTTCAGCATCTTGTTCTGGCGTGTAGTCTGGAAGTGTGGATGCGTACTGTTTTGTTTCCGCACCCCATTGGCGGGCTAAGTCAACCTGCTCTGGATAAGTAAGAGTCTTGTAATCCTCAGAAGCCTTAATCTCACTCCACGCTGGAGGTTCTTCTAGTTTTGGCGGTGGCTCTGCTTCTACTGGCATACCCGCCAGTTGCCTAATACGATTGGCTGATGATAGCTCTAGGGCTTCAGCCATGTTATCTACCTAATCTTGTTTTGATCCAATTCGCAGCCGCTGGTTGTTCCTTGCCTCCAAGGGCTTCCTCTATTTGGTTTTTCATAAATTGAGGGGTCATATCGGAGGATAGCAATTGGGCTGCTTGTGGTACAGTAACAAAAATTGGATTTCCGTTAGCAGCTATTAGCGGGATTTTGCCGCCCGCTGCTGCTCCAGTAAGTTTGCTCCTTACATCCGCACTTGCCATTTTAATTGCTGTATCTCTTGGCTGGCCTTCTGCCTCATAAGTTGCGGCCAATTGAGGAACTTGGGTGCGATAAATTTGAGTATAAATATCTGCTCCAGCCATGCCAGCCTCTGGCGCGAGAACAGTGCGCTTAACTCCGCCAAGGTTTATGTCGGCAGTCGGAAGCAAGGATTTCTCGCCAGCCAAGTAATTCTTTGCTGCATCAACTCTTGCTTGTCTTGCCCTAGCTTCAACGTCAAGCTCGCCCTGCATCTTGGTTGCCTCAAGTATGCCTGGTCCACCCTGAGCCACCATCTTCGATGCCATTTGTTCGCCAATCGGAATGCCGAATTCCTTTTGTTTTTCTTGCTCAAGAAAAGCAGCAACATCAGCAGCTTTTGAAGATCTTCCAATTGCTGTTGACATATCAGCATCTTCGCGTGCTTTCGCTACATCAAATTGAAGCTTCTGAAGTTCAAGCTCAGACTTCATGGCTTTATCGTATTGCATTTGCTGCATTGCTTTATCGTAGTCACGCGCTGCTTGTGTTATTGCTGGCATAAATTATTACCTAAAGAATGCATTAGATGCTGGTCCGCCGAACAATCCGCCTGGTGCAGCTGCGCCAGCAATACTACCAATACCACCAGCAATAGATGCGAACTGCTGCGCCCCACTTTGCTGCCTAGAAATTGCGCCTACTTGCGCACCATAGGTGCTTGCTCCGTAATCAGCCTGCGAGCGATAAAGCTGATTAAACGCATTGGTAAGCTGGACAGGAATCTGCTGGTCAACCGCTTGGTAGAAGTTAGCCGCCGTTGAAGGCTGTTGATTAAACCCACCAGGCAACGCCTGATTGGCTTGGATATACTGCTGCATCGCGCTTTGCTGTTGACCCGTGCGTGCGGCTGCGAGGTTGGCGATAGAAGGTCCGCCACCAATGAAGTTAGCGGCTGCACCCAGCCTGTTTTGACGCAATGCGTCACGGAACGCTATATCAGCTTTGAGCGCATCACCACTCGACAAGCCAGATCCAAGGAAGCTCTGTGCTGCCCCGTAGCGTGCCAGCTTGCGGGCTTCGCCAGCCGCACCGATCTGTGAGGCTTCTTGCACTGCTGGTCCAAGACCAAAGACGTTGCCCCTTGCAGTCTGTGCGGCTCGGATAGATTGCTCGTATCCACGCCGTTCCTCTGCACCAATGGTCGAACCAAGGCGGAGTTGATTGAGAGCCTCGTCCTCGATGGTCTGACGAATCTGCTCAGTCTCTGGCGTGGTTGTTGCACCAATTGGCTCAGTTGCCATCTGGCGATATTGCTGACCCAGGCCAACCGCAGTGCGGTAGGAATCTGGATCAATTTGGAAAAGCTGCTGGGAAGCACGCTCTTCGGGTAGCTGTGCGAAGGTGCGGAATGATGTGATTTCCTTCAACGCCTCTGGGCTATCTGCCGTAATAGGTGTGAAATTCTTCTGCATATCCTGCGCGCCAGTTACTGCGCTGGTCACGCTCTTTAAGTCATCGTTGAGTTGCTTGATGAACACCTCTGAAGAAGTACGCCTAGCATCGCCAGCAGGAAGATCGGCAAGAAGCTTGTTGGCCGTGTTGAGCCTTTCGGTAATACCAGCAATCTGCGTGTTGCCGCGCTCGATTACGCTGTTGAGGCGGGATAGCTTTGAGTTGTTGTAGTCATCAATGATGTTCTTGTCGGACACTTGGAAGTTTAACATCGCGCCAAGGTCGGACGATCCGTAATTACGGCCAGCGGAAAGCTGAGTTAAGGCTTGGTTAAACTCTGGACCAGCGTTAGGATTTTGCATTCCCATGCCACCAGCAGTTAACGCTTGGATTTGAGCAGCAAGAGAGTTGCGGGTATTCTCTTGGCTTGTGACATCGGCAAGCCGCTTTTCGTAGCTACTCTGAAGGTTGTTTATTTTTATATCGTTGCTTTTCCGAATTGCATCGGTATAGCTTCTTTCTGATTGAGCCGCTAATCCTCTTTCTGCACCATCCAATTGATCCTTCATAGAAACTCTTGGATCATTTGAGTTAGAAATAAGCTCTTGAGTTACTGTTCTTGGAACAATCTCGCCTTTTTCGTCTACATCGTAGGCCGTCCAGCTTGCCATGCGCCTTAATCCCATATTACGCCTTTAACTCTGGACTGCCAATGTTCGTGCCAATTGTGCCATAGAAATCAACTGGTCCTGGTTGACGGTTAAGCGCCACATTCTGCTCAACTGAGCTATAGGGTGAAGCACCATACAAACGCTCGAACTGCCTAGTCATTTGATCGCCTAATCCACGATTCAAGGCATACGCCTGTGGACTTTGTTCATACGACCTACGCAATCCTTCCAGCGTTCTCTGCGGTCCGTACTGCCGTTCCAATTGCATCCCAGCCTGCACGCCTGCCTGCTGGTCAAGAGCCGATAGCTGGCGTTCCAAACCGCGTTGGGCTGGTAGATATTGAATGCGAAGTTTGTTTTCTAGCGCGGCCATTTCTGGAGCTTTTTCAATATATGTATTGATGTTCGTCCTATACGCAGCCGCGTTGGCCTGCGCTACCGCATTCGGATCGGGCGGAGGTGGCGGTGCGGGAATAGAAGGTGATCCACCCACGGTGTTAAACCCTAGCCTTTCGCATAAAACTCATATAGTCATAACTCCTTGGTTTTCCAGAACGATTAAAGGTGATCCGCTTGCGAGGACCGAAACGCTCCCAAAGGAGCAACAGCAAGCAACGTAGAGATTTACCACCCTTTGAGGAGATCGTCAAGTCAACAAAGACATTCTCACCATCTTCGCTATGCACATAATGGTCAGCCTTTTGGCCGTCCTTGATGCACCTAGCCAGAGCCACCCCAGCAATCCCATCCTTATCTTCGACTACGCCAACCATGCCTTGCTTCTCAAACCAGCCAAACCACTCAGCTAGGTTAGGCCACATAGCCTCAGGCACGCCACTCTCCTCTATATACTCTAGCGCGGTCATAGGGTCTTCTGTATCTCGATTGTGTCGGGGTTAGCCGCTGCCATGATCTGGCGGATAGCCATCTTGTTTGCTGAACTGGAAATCTTGATATTGATTAAACGCCACTTCTCGTACTTGCGAAGGTCGCTGGCAAGCTTCTTCTTGACCGAGGACGGAAGAACGGCTGGCAAGGTAAACTCCAAGGTTAGGGTTGAACTTGCTATGCTTATATTGGGAGCAACGCTGACATCCCCGACATCAACGTCACGCTGGATAAATACATTCGCATCGCTTGAGAATGAATTATCAAATACAATCTCAAAGTGACTGCCATATTTTAGGGAAAAAGGATCACCAAAGTCAAAATCTTTGGTTCTTACGAAGGACTCATAAGATGTTCCAGAATCAACGTAATCAGATGAAGTAGTTCCAGCAGGACTCTTAAACCCAGCGTACTTACTAATAAGTCCTGTTGTATTTTTCAGCATCAACCTTGAGCCTTCGGCGTTGAAATTGGTTAAGGCAAACTGCATTACCTTGGGAGTCCAAGTCCCCTCAAACGCCCCTAGCGCGGTGTTGTACACTAGCAAGGTATCGTTGGTATCATTGGCTTCAGTTGGGATGGCCAGAAAGTATCTATTGTCGTAATACATGGCGGTAGATACTGCGATAGCCTGCGTGTTGATGCTTTGGATAACGTCTTTCACTATCTCGGAAATGGGTATTCCAACTGAGCTAAAATCATCTGCTACTGACCGCACCAGCGACCTAATACCATTGTCGGACAAGAACAATATATCGCTACTCACTTGAACCGCAGTACCAGTAGCAACACACCCTGTATTATTGGATATGATGGACACAATCCAATCTGCTGCTGTGGTTGCATCACTTGGCACATCCACTTGGAATACCCTGCGCTTCTTGAATACGATGATCCTATTCTTGTAGTACGGGACGATTGCAGTTATCTCGTCTCCATCATCGCCGTTGACAATAATGCTGTTGGTCGCATCCCATATTGAGGGATCTAATATGTCCGAGGCGTAAAGCGTGTTTCGGTTAGCCCCAGAACCAACTGCAAACAACCTATTCTCCGTGTTAATCAAAAGCCTCAAGCCCTGTGGTGGTGGGCTGACCGTAGCTGTGGCAGTCGCGCCTGACCCATTGCCAACGATTGTGATTGTAGGTGCGGTTAAATAACCAGAGCCACCATCAACAACAGTCACGCCTGTTACCGCACCACCAGCAACTGTTGTAATAAAGGTTGGCACTGTCCCGCCCAAATTAGGTCCAGTAGCAATTGCCGTTGCGCTGGTATATCCGCTTCCAGCGGTAGTAACTGTTACAGCACGAACCTTGCCACCTTGCCTTGTAATAATGCTACCATCCCAATAATGAAAGTCTCCGTCAGCATCGGCTAGGTACATCTTGTCGTTAAACTGAGCCATCGAAACTTCGGTTGTGCTGAGGACTGAATAACCATTAGCCCACTGCTGAGTGGTGTAGGAGTTCCATGTGTTTGTTAATTGGCTCCAAGTAGCATCAATTGGGTGCATGGTGGCAGTGCCATTTGAATCAATGCTAAAGAACCTTCCGTTGGTTACAGTCAGCAACTGCTCGTTGACAGCAGTCTCGTAGTAGCGCATCCCGCCCACAGACCCAACCGCGCTGGTGGCAGTAGTGCAAAAGTTTGTTGTGCCAACGCGAGTTTCAAGATTGCCCTTTGGGGAAAGGGTCATGTTTTGTAACTGCTGTACTTGATTCTCGGCTAGTAAGTCAGATTGCAGGCCGCTGGCTTGACCGCCTAAAAAGCTTCTAATGCCGTCAAAAGCCAAGAGATCGTCTAGGTTATTGTCGTAGTAAGGCATGACTGCCTCCCTTTAAGCTGAGAACATTTCTTCTATGGTTAGCTCGCCCAAACTTTGCGGAGTGATCTGCTTGATGCCACCAACCTGGCTCAACTCGTAGTTAGCCATAGCCGCAAGATCAGAGTTCGCAGTCTGCGTGATGGCTTGCGCCTTGGCATACTGCCGTTCACGCTCAAGCGCATCAGAATGAGTCAAGGCTAAAACCAAGTGATGAACGTGGGGTAGGCGAAGTTCGTCATTTAAGGCGGAACTAGATGGAGGAAAGTCAACGATGTAGTTTGTCCTAGTAAGACACTTTAGCTTTTCCACAACCCGCAATGGGATTGTGCCAGATGTAGCAAGCCTTGGGTAAAGATTTAGCTCTGCAACGCCACTGCTGTTTCTGCCTGTAAAGTGGTAGGTATCTGGATCGCCAGTACGCGCATCGTCAAGCAAGCCTGGGTCTTGGCTGATGATTGTGGCTAGGTCAATCGGGTCAACCTCTGCATCGTTGTAAGCAACCGAGAGAGGTGTTTCCACATTGCTACCAAGCGTGATTGTGCGGTTTGTTCCAACCGAATAAGTGGAGTTGGTGACAGTCTCACGCCAAGGCGCAAAGTCCCATACGCGCCGATAGGCTAGGCTTGCAGCCTTCTGCAGGAAGGTAAGCGTATCGGCATCGGTTTTACCAATCTTCTCGCCTGCGTATTGGGCGATTTCAGTTAGGGTCATTTATCCCCCTTCTTAATTCAGCACGCTCGGCCAAACTGCTTTAATCTCTTCTGGCGTGTTGCCAACAATTTCGGTCTGGGTCACATCACGCAAGGCTTGTTTTTGTGCGGCAATCTCCGCTTGTTTGGCCGTATCAGCCGACTCAACAGCCTTCATAAACTCAATGTCGAGAGAGGCGAGAATGGGCTTGCGAGCCTCACGCCACTTATCTTTCCAAATTGCCTTGGCTTTATCTGGATTTACAATAATCATTCTTGGTACTCCCATGCGTTGCGAAAGGTGCGGTCGGAAGGAATGTCTGAAGCGTCAATGATCTTGAATGGCTTCCCAGCGGGAACGTCTTTTGCCGCACACTCTTCGATTGTGTGGGTTAGCAAATAGTCTGGAGTTGGAGTAATGATTGCCACTCCTTCGTCTGTTGGATAGATGATTTTTTTGTTCATAGCGGGTTAGCGGAAGACGACAACAGAGTTTAGCTGAAGATCGACTGGAGTTGATGTATTTGCTTGTATGGTTCGGAAACGAACAGATCCAGCAAGGTATGATGCGGCTCCTACATAACCACCAAGAATTGCATCTTCTGTTGTTATAACCGTTGCATACTTTGCATCAGCCATAGCCGCTGTAAAGTTTGCCGTGAAATTCCCAGTTGAATTATCCGTAATGCTCGACACGTTGAAGCTGGCCGTAGTCGAAACCGTTCCAGTTCCATTAAAATTAACCCAAGCCTTTGCGGTTCTGCTTGCTACGTTGTCTGCTTCGGTTGCTGAAGTGGAGAGTTTGGCGAAAGTTATAGATCCATCTGCTGGAGTCGATGAAAATGTTCCAGTTGTTGCAGATGTAATTCTTCCCTTTGCGTCTACAGTTATGAATGGGATTGCCGTTACGCTTCCATAAGTTCCAGCCGTTGCTCCGCTTGTAGCAAGAGTGGCCGTACCTTGGCTAATCGTAAAATCACCAGCAAGGGTGGTGGAAAGATTTGTAATTGTAGAAGTTGTGCTGTTGAGCGTAACAACTGTTCCAGATGTACTGTTGAGCGTGGCAATCGTTCCAGACGTAAAGATGCCTGCTGTGCCAGTTGTAGTTCCAGCCGTAAGCGTGGGAATCAATGCTGTTGTAATCGTCCCATTCGTAATCGTGGCCGCAGTCGATGTCGTTGTTCCAGCGGTAAGATTAGGAATCGTTCCAGTGGTAATAGTCGCGCTGGTGCTGACTGTCCTGTTGCCCGTAGCCGTGCCGTAGGTCAACGCACCAGATAGGTTTAGGCCAGTATATGTTCCAACAGAAAGAGCATCGTCAAATAAATTCTGAACTGTTGCACGCCTAGGCGCGCCTGTATCAGAAACACCGCCAACAGCAATCAGAAGCTGGTCGGCAGTTCCTACTGTTGTTAATTCGGTCTGGGTTGTGATTAAGCCAGCGTAGACTCCCGTATCGTCAATAAGGTTATGCAGTCCAGCCGCAGTAACAGTGCCGTTAGTGGCAAATGTTTGGGTTCGATTTAGAATTGTTGCCATAAATTAAGCTGTAAACCTCAGTGCGGTTGCGAAGAAGATGCC